ACGCTAGATCTAGGATCCTCTAAAAGTTCATTTAATAAATCTTCGTCTAAAGATTCTTCTAGTACTTTGTCTATTTCTTCTTGAATGATTTGCTGTAATTGTGATTTTGTAATTTTCATGTTACATATTCCTATTTACGTTTTTTTCTCTTGCGTTTACGTTTTCTTTTTGGATCAGTAGAAACGTTTATCGGCTTTCCTCTTCTATTAGGATTCGAATCCTTTTTTCTTTTTCTTCTAGCTGCTGAATCTCTTTCTTTTTTAGACATGCTTCTTCTTTTTGCAGAAGAAACACACTTTGGTTTTGTTTTTTGTCCTGGTTGTTTTGCGCAAGGTGCGCCATCATATTTACCACCAACCTGTACCCAGCCTCCTACCTTACGACCAGATTTTGTTGTTCCACTAGACTTCCCAAACCAATCTGCAAGACTTTCTTCCATTTCATCGTCTAAAAGCAAAATCTCACTAACGTCATACTCTTCCACAGGACATGCTTTTTTACCATGCACAGGACAATCTTTGCCCTCTTCATTTAATGCGCACTTATGCTCCTCTATATTCTCATTCTTTCTTCTTTTTCTTCTTTTTTTTCTCTTTCTTCTTTTCTTTTTAGTCTTTTTAACACAGTTTGGATATCTCTTACCAAACATGGTCTTCATGCCTCTTTTTTCATAACCTGGCCAGCATTTTTCACTAAGAATATTATCGATCTCCTCGATTATTATTTCTTCTAATGGCTGCTGCGCAGCACGACGTAGGCCAATCATTCCTTCTTTTGTATTATCAATCACACGATCGAGATATTTTAAAGCTCTTGGATCAGCACCTTTTACTGCATAACCAAACCCAGCGTTAATTGTTTTTAGTATTCCTTGATGGTCGGGTTGATTACTGTTTTTAAGTAATTTATTTATTTGTGCAATTGTTTTTTCACCCTCTAAAACGTCACGCATAGAGGTTTGATTTTTTAATTTCTGTAGAAGCATAAGTAAGTTTGCTTCAACTTGAGATGCCGCGGCAATTGGGTTCAACTTAGCACTAACAGCTGCAGATCTTGGTTTCATTAAATTTTTTATTTTATTAAACGGAACTCCCATCGATCGTAGGGTAGTGCTTGCGCGCTGCGCAGCTGTACCGCCAGCTTTCAACATAGCAATTAATTTAGGTGGTATTTTTATTTCTTGTAAGGATACTGCCTCTTTTTTCATTCTTTGTGTTTTTCTTTTGCTAGCTTCTTTTCTTTTACTAATATATCTAAAAGCAGCTGCTAATCTTTTTTTCTTTACAGGGTCTTTAGTTCTTCCTTTTGCAACTCTTACTCTCTGATGAATTAAGTTAATTATTTGAGATTGTCGTTTATGAGACTTAGATTTAAAAGATGCTTTTGACAGAGTGTCTCGGATATCTTTTACAGTTGAAAACTTTACACTAACGGTGTCTTTTGGATTCTCGTCAGTGTATAGTCTTCTACCAGAGCCTTTTGGTTTTTTACCTGTTCCTTTTTTAGGGTCTCGACCTTCATTTTTTTTACGTCCAGCACAGTGGGCCTTTTGTGAAAAACCCTTTGGATTGTCGCAATCAATTGATCTTTTATATTTGTCAGACCATTTTTTTTCAATTACAATTTTCATTTTTTTCTTTTTTTCTTTTTACCGCCAGTGCCCCAATTAGAAGCGCCAACTTTACGACATTTTACTAATGCACCTGAAGCATATGCTGATGGCCAAACTTTGTATCTTGCTTTAACCTTGTGATAACAAGCGTCTCTTTTTTTTGTTTTCTTTTTCTTTTTAGATTTTCTTTTTTTGCGTCTTTTTTCGTCAAGTAACTCTTCTTTCATTTCTAAAAATATTTCAGCTGCTTCAGCTAATTGCTTTACATCGATGTAATCACCTTTTTCGTGTTGTTTAACGTTAGACATACCAGCTAACATTTGCTTAACATCTTCTTCAGTAGCATCAGGGTCTACTTCTTGAGCAGCTTTCACCAAAGGATCTAGTCCAGCAGCTCCGCCCTCTTTGTCTAGTTCTTTGTCAATAGATGTTACAACGTCTGATTTTTTAGGCTTCTCAGACTCTTCTTCATTGAGAAACTTTCGCCAACCTTCAAATAATAATTTCATATGAAATATCTCCTACATTCTTAAATAGTTCATATAATTAGTTACTGTACATGTAAAAATGTCTATCCTTCGTCATCTAGCATGTCTTGTTTAGTTGGTTTATAAACTCCAAATAAAGAAGTTCCTGGCATCCAGTCTGCAAACTGATCTAATTCTTGTGGAGTGCACTTTCTACCTTTTACAGCTGCGCAACAAAATTCGTCTAGGCCGGTATAATCGCACTTCTCTTTAACTGCAGCAATTGCAGACTCTTCTGTATCAAAGTATCCAAGATGCCCAGTTGCGTTCCCTTCTCTATCGAAAATATACTTTCCATCCAAAATAGAATCTATTTCCTTCTGTGCTCGCTCGTGCGTATACCCGGTGTCGCGATGAGGTTTTTGAGAGGACAAAAAATCTTCTTTTTGTTTTGGAGTGAGTGATGGTACCTTCGATTTCGGTTTTTTTCCACTATACGGCCTAAATGTCACTACACCTTCTTCGTCAGTGTCCATTGCCATACCTTTGTACAGGTCTTTTTGTTCATTTAAGATGTTATTTCTAAACTTTCGCCAACCTTCAAATAATAATTTCATGTGAAATATCTCCTATAGTTTTAAATAGTTGGTGGAGGTGCCGGGAGTCGAACCCGGGTCCTAAATAAATCAAATATATCGTCATTCACAAGGTTAG